ACCAACAGATCCTAGAGAGATGTTGATTGATCTATTGAGGAATATAGGAGCGCCAAGAGCTACACAAGAAGGTGCTGGTAATCTACTTGATTTTACTCCTATGTCTGGTGCTCATCAATTAGGTAGATCAGCAGCTAGTGGTGATGTTGGGGGGATGGCATTAGGTGCTGCTGAGTTCCTACCATTTGGTGCTGCTATTAAGGGTGTAAAGAACTTTAGTAAGTATGGTTCCCCCTTGTCACCTGGAGCTAGTCAACGATCTAATAAGGTAATAGGGGAACTAGCTGCTAGGGCAGATCCTAATAGAGCAACTAGACCATCTGATGCTATTAATAAGATACGATCTGGACCAAAGAATCCTAATAGTCCATTCTATAAACCAAAGACTGCAAAGAGTGATATAGAAGATCTAGCTATGGATGGTAGATTACAGAAGGAAGCTAGGGAAGCCAATAAGAAAAAAACACTAGAAAGTAAGCATCAATTAGATATAGATCAGGATCGTTTAGATCAAGATGAAATAATTAGAAGGGATGGGTTTGATCCATCTATGATTCCAGAAGAGGATAGGGGACTATACTTGTCAGCAGCACAAAAAAGAGCTGATAATATCAATCCTGATACTGGATTACCATATGAAGGTAATGAGCTACAAGAGTACTTCGACTCTCTAGCTGGTGATGAAGATATGATATATGAAGGGTTTCAGGATAGTGTCTTTGAACCTCCTGATACTATCGATGAGACAAGCCTTAAACACATAACTTCGGATGATCTTCATATGAAGAGACTAATTAGAGAACAGGTAGAAGATAGGGCTACTGCTGAGGGATCAAGACTTGGAGAGGGTGCAGCAGAAAAACTTATGAAAGATATACGAAGTGGAAAACGTAACATCTTTGATCTATCTGAGATAGAAGAAGATGCAATAACTCGTTACTTTCCGAATGCAAATTGGGCACCATTCTAGGATAATACAATGGCTGAAGTTCCTGTACCTAGATCCAAACCCCGTGCTCCTGAACAAGCATTCAATAGGAACCCTAACTTTAGGGACTTCTTAATTGATGCATTCAGTGCAGCAGGAGCTAGCAGGAAAGGTACTGGTATATCTCCTAATCAATTAGCTAATAGAACAGAGACATTCTTAGATGTAGCACCCGTATCTGGTCAAATAAGGGCAGCAGATAAGGTAAATACTGATATAGGTAATGATAACTATGGTAGTGCTGTAATAAATGCTATAGGAGCATTACCTGGATTTGTAGCTCCAGCAGCTAAGAATGCTCTTAAATCAGTACTAATTAATAATTCTAGTGGACTAAAGGAGTTCGGTATGGTTAAGAGTACTCCAAGCCCATTACAGAATGATCAGTTGTTTGGTAGTTTTTCTATACAAGGTAGGCAACCTATTAAAAAGATGTCTGTATCGACAGTTACAGATGAAGATAAAATAGCTGAGAGGGTTGCTAGTGGACAACTAACAAAAGATCAAGGAACTAATCTCACACAAGGCCTAACTGATCCAGTAAATAGTCCCTATCTACAAGATGAAGCGTTACTTAGGGGACTTGATCTTACTGATGCTGTTAATCTAGGTATAGTTCCAGGTTCATTGACCCCTACACAGATGACTGATATATTTGGTCCTGCATTACGCCACTCTAGTATGAATAACTTAGAAGACGTCATGTACCAAAGGATATCAGGCGCTAGAGGTGGGACACCTGCTTCTGCTAAGACACAGTACCTACCAGTTAAATCACTAAGGGGACGTGCTGAACGTGCTGGTATTGAACCGGCAGGGGAAAGAGTAATTAAGGATAGTAACATTTATACTATTAATAATAATAGTGTAGGAAACCGTGTTAAAAGGGCTAGAGCAGAGAAGGGAGGTTATGCTGAACCTGATGACATCAATGCTATACCTCAAAGACCTGATCCCGAATTTATTAGTATAAATGAGATGACACAAAGACAATCATACTTTGATGATATGGCTTATTCAGCAGATACAGGAGCTAATCAGACTTACCACGGTAGACAAGTCTTTGGTACAAGACACCAAAATAATCCAACTGTAATAGATGTTGTAGATGCAGAAACAGGTAGGATCTTAGATACCTTAGAAGACCCAAACTCTATCCCCTTTTAGGATAATACAATGGCTGATGATCAAATCCCTGCTGAAGTAGAAGCAAACATAGATAGATCTATTGATGCTCCTCCAGCTAGGTCAAAGAAGAGGCAACCTGTATACCAGGTAATTGGTGACTCTAAGATACCTATCTCTCTTGGTTATGGGAAGGTATGGAAGTCACGTAAGGAAATGGCCCTTAAGGCTACTGAAGATTCTAGAAAGGGTTGGGAAGAGGCTATTAGATACTTCGAGAATGATCAGACTTCACATAGGCAGAATACAAATGATCATACCTCTGGTAACGTCCTTAATGTACAGAAGCTAAATGATACCATCACAGAAACAGAGAATGTAGTCTTTGCTAATGTAACTACTATGGTATCTGCTCTCTATGCTAGGAACCCTAAAGTAGAGAGTACTACTCATGAGGAGGAGATGAAGGACTTCAATGTACTATTGGAGCGTCTTATCAATTCCATGATGACTAGGAAGATTACTCCTGGTGTTAATATTAAGTCCAAAGCAAAGAGATGTGTTGTATCTGCTGCCCTAACTAATAGAGGGTACATAGAGTTAGGGTATACACATAGGCAGTCCTCTAGTGAACAAGCACTTAGTGATCTAGCTGATCTATCTAATAAATTAGAGAAAGCTAAGGATGTTAAGAAGATTGAGGAGATAGAAGGTAAAATCCAGGCTCTTACAGAGAGTATTGATGTACTCCAACAATCAGGTCCATATGCTAACTACGTAGCACCACATGATATACTGGTAGATCATAATGCTAAAGAAGCTGATCTAACAGATGCCAATTGGATTATGATCTTCAGTTTCCTACCTACTCAATTCCTATTAGCTAAGTATTCTAATAAGAAGAGTGGTAAGGTAGAACATGAGTCTATCTTTAAGCCTACACATGTAATGAAAGTAGGACAGCAGGAAGATACATCCCATGATATAGATAACTTCTCCTTATATGAAGATGATAGTAAGGCATCAGGCTTTGGCTTCGAGAACGATGAGGCATTCGAGAAAGCTAAAATGACCCGTGTCGCTATGGTATGGGATAAGATCACTCGTAGAGTTGTTATGTATAATGATAGGGATTGGACGTGGCCTATATGGGTATGGGATGATCCTCTCCAACTGGAAGAGTTCTTTCCTGTATATCCTTTGTGGTACTTTGAGAACCTAGACTCTAATAAGGTTAAAGGAGAAGTTACTTACTATCTAGATCAACAGGATGCTATCAATGAGATCACTGATGAAGAGCGTAGGTCTAGAGCATGGGCTAAGAGGAATATCTTCTTTAATAGTAACATAGTAAGTAATGAAGACGTTGCATCAGTACTCAATGGACCTGATGGTACTGCTAGAGGACTGAAGTTACCAGAAGATATGAGGTTAAGTGATGTAATTGGTGCTATTGTTCCTCCTGGTATGAACTTTAGGGAGCTATTTGACAAAGAGAGTAAGTATCGTGCTATTGATAGGATCAGTAGTGTAGGAGAGGCTCTTAGAGGAGCACAGTTTAAAACAAACACCACCAATGATGCAGTTAGTGCTAATGTATCAGCACAGAACATGCGTATTGATGAGAAGTCAGATCAAATAGAGGATTGGATAGGTAGAATTGGATGGGGATTGGCTCAGTTAGCACTACAGTTTATGGATAAGGAGACTGTAGCTCTGTTAGTGGATAAAACATCTGCTGAACAGTGGCAAAACTTTACACCACAAGAGATACGTACTACATTTAACCTTGAAACTGTTGGTGGATCAGGTAAGAAACCTACATCAGCGGCTAAGAAGGAAGAGGCACTAGAGTTAGGACAAGTTCTAGGCCAATTCGTTAATGCAGCACCTGGACCTGTTCTAAAGATTATGTTAGAGGTCTTTCAGGAGGCATTTGATGAGATTACAATTAGGGATGAGGACTGGGACGAAATTCTCCAAGCGGTTACGCAGCAAGCACAAGCGAAGAATCCAGAACCTCAAGCTCAGGAGCAGAACCAAGGAGTTGGTGCGAATGGGGAAGTTCCCCAAGGAGGCCAAGATGAACTACAGCAGGTACTAGACCAATTACCTCCCGAAGTTAAGGAACAGGTAATTGTAGCAATTGAACAAGGGATGCCGCCACAGGAAGCCTTGCAACAGGCTATCCAGGCCGTACAACAATAGGACACGATGATGGCAGATGAACTACTTAGTACTGACGAACAGATCCTAGATAATATTGGTGAAGGTGGTACTGATGACACCGAAACAACA